ATGCACTTATATCAATGCCGTCAAAGAATGGCCATACCTTTGTATTTGGCTTAAGACCGGTAGCACTAAAATAAATTTTACGAGAACGAATGAATGGAATAAATGTAACATCAACAATACGATCACCTGTATTTTGTGTAATATCAGAAAAGTTTAATTGTGTTTCCAATCCAACTCTTGATTGCTGAACCGAGGTGGTTGTCGTGGTTTGTATTGCTCTCTTGCTAATAAATTTGTTAGCAACTTTAGTACCAGTCCAATTTGTGGTCCATTCATTCCACACCGTTCCTAGCAATGCAGTATCTTTTACTGTATCATAAGTTGCGGTATTTAGAACGTCATACACTGTAGTATTTGACACTTCTTTCCATTCATCAGAACCAGGCGTTAGCGTAACATTACCAACAAATGACGCAACATCATATGGATTAACACTTTCATATTCAGTCGCATATGGTTGAGTGATTAGCGGTGTTTCACTATATGATAAAGTAGCAGTATTGCTGTTAATACTGATTGAAGACAATGACCCATTAACTTTTTTAAAGTCAAAACGGCGCGAAGAATATCGTGGGTATAATATGCCTTTTGTAATATCAATTGATGCCGCGTATGCTTCACTAGCAATGTTTGCAGTATTATTATTATAGAATGAATCTACTAATATACCATTTTTAAAGCGGCTACCAGCACCATCAAAAATTGGTTTATCATTTGCGGATTTTTCAAGCAATGATAGTGTTGTATAGTATTCGATATTCTTAATACGGCTTTCCAATCCGCCAATGTCGCGCATTGTATAGCGACGGTTATCAATATAGTTAGAAACAATATCAGATGTACTGTGTGTATAAGCTGGAATGTCCAATGTGTATAGAGCCATTGACTTGGGAGGAGTCTCAGGAACATGTGGATTCAATTCTGCATTGCCTTGCGTAATTGTAAAGTTTCCATTTTGGTCAACACACAATTTGTCAACACGAGGCAAATAGAAATTTGCATTTGCACTTATTATGCTGTAAGGATTTAATACATCAACCAGACCAGTACTTCCGCTAAGTATAACTGGGCGGAAGTCAATGCAGTCTGCAAGACGTATTCCGTTGTATGATGGTATGGTTGAATAAGTTAAACCAGCAGATAAATTGGTTGCATTTGGCCAATAGCTGTTTACACTTGCGCAAGCACTTCCATCAGGTCTTGCAAAATAATTATAAGTAACGGCTATACTGGTAGTATTTGCAAAGGTTTTCTTACCAATATATTTTAGCTTAACATTTGTAAAGTAATCATCGCGTTGACCATCATCACTAATGATCCAATCACTAAGAGGTGTTGTAATAGCAGATGCGGATGGAGGAGTAACTATTATACCTGCCCCTGTCAATGCAAACACTTCTGCTTTAGAGAGAGTAAATACGGTTTGGCCTGATGTCGCCGATATTGTATCAGTTTGTGATGTAAGAGTCTTTGTCATCACACTTGCGCCGCCGACTTCGCCAACATTGACTGGTATAATAACGGTATAAGGACCAGAAAGTGCACCGCTAGTCCAATTTAATGAAATATGTGATCCAGTCCCGTTTACAGTAAAATCAGTTTTTCTAGCTCCATTAATAAAAAAAAGTATATTACTTGGAGAAGTATCTGAAAATACACGTGACGGACTCTCTACATCTAGTGGAATTGTAGAGGCACTTGTAATAGTACCGCTTGCGGTATGTAAAATGTTGTATTTGATGTTGGTCAGAGTATTTACTGCATCAAACGGTAATTTAAACAATGCGGTATCATTGCTAGCAAAAGCAAGTGCACCTCCAGTTGCAACTGTAAATTTAACAGCAGTGTCACCAGTATTCCATATTCGTGTGATATCCGCTAAATTAAATCCGCCACTTACAGTTATAATGATATCATAAAGATACATGCGGTACGTTGATGCTCCTTCAGCTTCAACGCCTTTTATTTTACATGTACCAACGCCAAAATTTAATGTGGCCGCTGATCCAGAACCCGTAGTAGCTATGTTAAGAGTAATACTAGTATTTGCTACAATAGAAGAAATTACACAACCGCTTGCGATATTTGTCCCAAATATCGTCATACCTACACTTAAGCCAGATGTACTACTAATAGAAATAGTTGATACACTTCCTGACCAACTTAAACCAGTTTTTGTAATAATACTGGAACCAACTAGATATGTACTACTGATCTCTGTAATGATTGGCAAGTATGAACCGCTATCAAACGAACCAATCACATAGTTACCAATATTGGCATAAGTATTTGCAGGAGTAAGAGCTGATAAAGTACGTGCCTTAGGAGCATGCAATTCGTTCTTGTCGAGCGGCGCAACACGGTAACCATACACATAGGCAACCGACGGGTCAACACCTAAGCTGTAGCGACCTTGTGCAGCGGCAATGCTGGCGGCGAGGGCGCCGCTGCTAATATCATAACCAGCTTTATCCAATTCAGTGCTGATGTAACGGCCATAATTACTGCCATTATTATACAATTCACGAATGTGTGTCTTAAATGGATTAAGAGTATAACTTCCGCTTTCTTCATATGTACGCTGCGCGAGTTGGCGATCAAGGTCGCTATAGCGATCACGCAGTGCCAATGTAGGTACGCTATTAACAATTGTTAGCAATGCAATTTTATTTGATGTGTTGGCTTCACTACCAGCCGCTTCAAAAGTTAATGTCAAATTCACAGCATAGCGATCTGCGCCAGGAGCATTATAGTTAGGAGTACCATTTGCATTGTCTGTTAATGACGTATCAGCTGTATAGGTGACATAGCTTTCAGCTACATAAAGGTAGACTTTGCCATTTATGATAGCATCTTTAGTGGCTAGCGTAAAGAATGTGCTTTGTGCATCGGTTACAACAAAACTTCCTTTTGTAAAGAATACTCCCTTTGAAAGAAATACACCAGCTGCATAACCTGTGGCCGTGACAGTAGCGCTCAAACTGTTGTCTGTAGTTAATACATTACTAACAGAGTATGTTGCAACAGTGCCACCGGTGCCGCTATTGCTATAGCGCAAGAATATGCGGTATGATGAGCCTCCTAAACTTTTTACACCCAATATACTAGCAGTTAAACTGCCAGCTATCGCAATTGTTTTTGCTGCAAGAATGTTAGTTGCAACATTGGTGCCAGTGACAGTAGCATCAATGTATTGAATGGTTTGGTCATATGTGCAATTGCCACCAATAACTGCAGCACCATCCTTCCATACGCTTTGGCCAAACTTATCAATTTGGCTTTGCAGAATACTCTGCATTTGATTCAATTCGCGAACCTGAACACTATGTCCTGCATTAAACAGGATACGCAAATAATTTTTTGCTTCTACATTTGAAGCAACAAAATCATCGTGATATACATTATTGTCTGTTGTAATTGCCATTAGAATTGAATGATTATTTTGATTTTTTCAGTTTGACCAGAACCTCGTGTAATTTTTTTACGATTTTCAACAAATACAACTTCTCCAGTGATACGCGGATATACACCATCACTTGCGCATTCCGATGCAGTAAGCGCAGAGTATGTATAATTAGTACCACCTACAGCTAAATGAAAACTTCCGTTTGCTGGTATTTCTCTAAAGCCTGATGTATAATTTTGGTGGAAATATAACGTACTGCCAACGATTGCATCTGCAATAGCTAATGGTTTATCATTGGTATCATATATCAATGTATTGTTGTTTATGTCAACCGTAGGAACAGTTCCACTTAATGTTAATGATCGTAATGCATTTGCGGTTGAGGCAGTTGTGTTAGGATTGCGAACAACTGAAACTTGACGATAAGGAGTATAAAAGTTATCCGAGCTGATAGTATCAGCCAAATCAACTGCTATACCAGCATACCACGACGGCATAACAGCAGATGGGATATAGCCATAACCGAGTCTAGGAGCAATGATTGGAACAACAACTGCACCGCTACCTCCACCACCACTAATTTCTACTGATGCAGCCTGTAATCCAACCGGCCATGCGCTTAATGTCGAGTCGGTTAGTGTAACCCCGGTAATAGCACCACCTGCAACCGTAGCTGTCAACGCCGCGAAATATGTAGAATCTTTGCTCTGTGTTCCATCGCTTCCACGCAATACTACCGCTGGCGGTGTAGTATATCCAGTTCCACCATTTGCAATATGAAACGTGCGGCTGACCAGTCCGCCATAAGTGCTACAATTGGTATATGCTGTACTTGGATTTGTCAATGCCGTTTGCCTTACTTCAATAAATTGGTCGGTTATGAATGCACTACCGCTACTACTTACTGGTTGTACCAGGATCCAAACATAACCATCTCCTCCTTGGTTCGGTGCATAGTCAGTTGTATCAGACGGTGCATTGACAGTACTACTGCCTCCTGCGGCTAAGCAAAGATACATACCTGTTGCTGTAGTTGCATAACACGGTAAAATGTTTCCAGTTGCATAAAAACAACTGCTGTCATAACTGTTGTAAGCTTTATATCTATTACCGCTGGCCCAGGCAACATTTGGAATGACAAGTGTGGTATTAGCAGCTCCAAGTTTACTTAATGTAGCAATATTATTCAGCACCTCTAACCCATCGCTAAATGACCCAACTGGAACGGCTACACTATAACCAGAGCCATCCTCTGTTACCGCGCCTGCATTGGGCCATTTATCAGATTTGCCAATTCCCAGGTAATAGTTATTAGGGGCAGTTACTGTGTTTCCGCCACTATCTTTTCCTGCTATATCATTTAAAAATAATTTTGCATTATTTCTGCGAAAGTTGTCTGTAATAATTGCTGACATATTTTATATTATTTAAATCTATTTATATGAGTGAATAGTTGGCTATTAAATCTGTTTGCGTTACTGAAATGCCTGAAACAATGATATATCCTAAACCAGCGGTAAGAATAGTAACAGTTGCAACAGGACCTGTTGCATCACCTCCACTAATAGTTGCTACTGTAGCGGTTGCAAGACTGCCAGCTGTCCCGCCAATCAGTGTAAGTACATCTCCGACAGTATAACCGGTGCCAGCTATAGTTGGCACAGATGCAAGAGAAGTAATTGCTCCACCGCCATTAACGGTAGTTATAGACAATACGCAGCCAGTTCCAGTTCCGCCTGTTGTAACTTTATTAGGACCGGCACCTTGTCTTACAACCGAAGCTACATTCAACATCTTATAAACATAAGACTCAAGACCGCTGTTCGTCATTGATTGAATAGTACGATCATCACCCAAAAAGCCATCTCCTAGGCGTGATGGGTCTCTAAACTTTATTCCATTCAAGTCATAATCTTGACTAATCAATTGTCTTTCACTTGCAGCATTACTCATAATAAATTGGAAAACCATAACCACTTCGCGTGAAAGTGAAATGCTTCCTTCAGCAAATAGTGCAGTAAAGATATATTCTATAATACCTATGTTTAACCAACCAGGTTGATATTTTGGCGAATGCTGATGATATGTAATCGCTGGATCATTAAAGTATGGCGGATTTAGAGCACTTAACCAACTATAACGGTCTTGCTGATTTGTCAATTGGTATGAAATATATGAGTCCCAAACATTAAGACTCTGCATTTCCAACAGTAGTGAAGTGAATAGTTTTAAACCAGCTGGATGAACAAATTTTAAAAATGAATCGCGCCATGTGGTTGGATCACTATTGGATTGTATAACATATGAATAGTTTTGCCAATAATTGCTATCCTGAATCTTATATTCGTCTGACGCAAATCCGGTGCCGCTTGAAGGTGTAAACAAGTATTCTTTAGGATAAAAGATTGATACCGTTTCATTTAAGAATATCTTAAAGAATGCAATTATACTATCTTCACTTCCACGAGTATTATAATACTTTACAATGATTTTATACAATGTAACTTTATCTAAAGAAGTACTGTTGGGTATATTCTTTGCAATAAGATCACGTATATTGTCAAGATAATCATTACTTGCCGCATCAATATCTTTATCAGTAATTATACTGCCAATTTCAGATGAAGGCAATCCATGAGTATTGATATAGTCATAATACTCTTGAATAAATGCAATGATGTTTGCGGCACCGGATTGTATATTTTCAGGAAACAATGATTGTGTCCGTACACTCTCAAGGTTTCGTGGGCGGCCGTCAGCAATACTTAATAACATAAGGTTTAGCGATCGCGTTTAAATGTATTATAATCAACTGAGCGGCTGCTTCCACCAATTGCAATGGAATCAACTTCACCACTTACACTTACTTGATTCATATCAATTTTTATCAATTGATTTTTCTTAGGAGCAATGTCATTGCTCGCAGGCAATAAGTTTAATGTAATTGTCAACGGAACTCCGCCATCAAAATATAATTCAGCCAATTCAACTTTTCCAGTAACAATGTTTATACGGCCAGCATCGCTGTTTACCTTTACACGTTCAGAAGTACTTCCCAAATAATAAGTATATACTTGGCGATATACGGCATCACCAGGTATTTCTTCATCACCATAATAACATTGATTACCTTTGATATAAAATGATGATGAGGTTATTATTGTATGCCCATACTCATCGTTGGTCAAGCTTGTGCCGTAATACACAGTATTCTTAGACACGTTTTGAGGATCTGCAACAAATGATTTGGACACATATACGCGTACTAAACTATTTAAAATTGCAGGACTATAACTATCAATTGTTTTTAATAATGATGAATGCCTAAAGACTCCGTCAAACGATTCAAGATATGCAGTATCAAAGGCTTGAACAGTTGTGTATATTTTTCCTTCAAGTTCACCCTTTGAAAGATTGGTTTTGGTGTTATTATATTTGAACAATACATCCAAGCTTAAATTGATATATTCAGGATCTACAAATTCAGGTGTAATACTCAATACCTTTTTATATTTAACAATGCTAAGTATTTCTGCTTTTTGCGATGTGGTTAAATACAATGCATCTTTAGGTTTTACACATATGAAAGCTTTCCCATATTGAGGAGGATCATTATCTTCTCCGCCCCATACAGCTATACTCTGTGTTGACGGGAACTTGGCTTTAATAATTGTTTTATAATCATCTGCAGTTACTGCACGGTTTTGGCTAACAAACGAATTGGGTGCATTAAATCTTATGCTTTCAATATCTTCTTTACTGTTGCCACCTGTTGCAGCATTAACAGTGACTATTGGCAATATGCTTGTTGTGCCAGTTGGCAATGAACTTATATATTGAAATGAAGTTGCGCCATTGCTATCAACACCAGAAGTTGTAAGATATTCAATTTCAATGATGCTTAAATTGCTAGGGCGCTTACCAAAAACATCGTTACCAAACTCTATTTGGTATTTACCATAAACATTTTCATTAAGAAGATAAATTTGGCTATTACCATTAATACTTCCGATATTTACTTCGGTAAAAGGAGTATAAATGTCAGCAGTTTGTTGACTAGTGCTGTTGTATATTCGAACAATAAGAGTACTAATATCAATGCCGTCATCATCAATTTGATATGTTAATTTGTTAGATACATTATTAACTTGAAAGCGTTTTGTTTCAATACTTCCCTGATGAACTTCTATTGTTTTCGTATATGAATTTTGCCCAGCATCTTTACTTATAACTAATTCATCAAGGTTTAAGAAGACATATGTTGTGCCGTTTAGACTTGTTTTAAAATTGCTGCCGCGAGGTAATGTAATGTATGAGCGGCCATCGCCAACAAATGAAACCGTTAATGATGCTGCAGCACTAGCTTTACTGCGCGGAATATACCCAATCAATTTAGCATTAGAAACAACGCTGCTTCGCAATTGTGCGCTATCAATAAATGTTTCATTTAATGCCATGTGTGCAAGCATAGCATTATAATGTGTATTATATGCTAATACATCAACCAATTGATTTAATCCACTGCCAACATAATTCCAATCTTTAAATTGTGAATTTGTTGAAGTAAAATATGTAATTAGATTTTTCTTGATTGCATCAAAATCCAATTCTGTAACATTAAGAGTTTGGCGTGAGAGTGACATTAACGGGTTATCTTAAACGATTTAAATAAAATTGTACTTCTTCCTGCTGATCATATAAAACAACAAATCCTATGGTAATGATGTATGCATTGTTGTCACTATCATCGGATATTTGAACTGTTACTCTGTTTATTCTTGGCTCATATAGACCTAAACATCTGTTTATTTCGTCTTTAATTGAAAGAGCAGTAAATATGCTAGCTGGTTCAAATAACAATCCACGTATGCCACTTCCAATTTCAGGATGAAATGGACGCTCATAGAAACTGGTTAATACTATATTCTTTACACTATTTTTAACAGCATCAATATCCAAAATTGGGCGTACATCTTTAAGTATTGGATGCACAATAAAAGAAAGATCTAAATCAGAATACATACTCTTCGTTGCAACATTACTTGAAGTAACAGTTGAAGAATTGTAATCTGATAGAATATTACTCATTACATTCTATTTATATCAAATAGTCTTGCCTGATTTTATGCCTCCACTTACAATACGAACTTCAATTGGTGCAGCATCGGACGGCTTGGTTTTGCCTCCAGTATTTACACCAGCATTGCTAATTTGATTATACAATGCTTTATCACCGCCGCAATAATAGTCAATTACATTGTTTGACATACCACCAGTATCATGAACTGTAACCCGCCCGCTTCCTACAGGTTTCTGATCTTTAGCATAGCGTATTTCAAGAACCGTCTTACCTTTAAAATAGTTGCTAGCAACACTAGCTCCTTGCACAAGAGGCCCATATGCACCTTGGGTTTGACTGAAACCTTCATATCCTTTGACTCCACTGTTAGCTTTATTTTGGTCTTGTGCAGTTGTTACATCAATTGATGCATTGCCATATGCAGTCATATAGAGAGGTATCCAATCACCAGTAGCCGCAGCATTGCGTGCATAATAAGCACGGATTACATTAACATTGCGCGTAATTTCATTTTCAATTACATTAGTACGGCCATTATAGTCAAGTTTTGTTGCGGCATCCCATTCTGGATGTTTGTTTAATTCATCAGTAACCAATGTAAGATATGTTGCTTTATATTCAGCATCTTTACTATCATCGGTTGTTCGACTAATGTTATCATGGTATGAATATGCAAGAGTATTTAATACTGCTAGCATACGTATATAATTTTCCGAATCTGTGCCAACCAATGCGGCCACCTTTTGAGGATCTTTATTTAGATGTTCTTTTAATTGGAAAATAAACGCATCATACTCATCCTTAGGCTTAGGATCATATGCAGCATTTGCTACTGGAGCTGCCACTCCTTCTACAGCTGGCGGAGGAGTTCCTAATGGTATATTTGTTGGATTAGGAACCGCAGCTCCTCCAGGTAAATAATTTGTGGTTTTGCAAACATCAAGATTGTTTAAATTATTAAGAAGATCCGATATGCCAGAGACGCTGCCAAAATTATTTAGTATATCATTGGTCTTATTTACTAATGCTATACCTGTTAATCCTTTGGCCGCAATCAATGCTTCAATGAGCGTTTCTGGTTTAATCTTTGCAAGACTTACCAAATCATCACTAATCTTTTTGATAGCATCATACTGTTTAGACAATGCATCCAATTGCGTTAAGATTGTGGTGGCCGTAGGATTGTTGAGAAGTATATCCTCAACTTTCTTTATTGCCATTTCCATCAAGCGATGTGGTAAATTCTTGGTGCAATCTGCTAAACTTTGAACTTGATTAACAAGCTGCAAATCATTGACACTAAAATTACCAAGGATAGAAACATCAGATACGGCACCTCCCAATGCAAGAGATTTTGATTGTATTGTTGGAACACTATCAGAAAAATCAGCGCGCGTTACAACTAGAGTATATGTTGATATACTAATTCCATCTTCAGCTGTGCATGTAACTACCAATACATTGGATCCTATTAAAATATTGATTGGCAAGCTTGTAGCTGCAGATACAACATCACTGCCTTCAACATCAATCTTTGCCTTGCTGTTGGTACTTGTTGGTGTTATGCTTAATGTTGTAATTTCTGTTGGAACCGAAACACTGTATGATGTGGTGCTGCTAACAAATGAAGGAGTTAAACTTCCGTCGCTAATCGTTAAATTTGACAAGGTTGATACACTAGAAGCGGCTAGGCGAGTAACAGTAACAGTATATGTTGTTGTGCTGTTATCTTGTGCAGTAACAAGAACAGTAATGAGATTAGTATTTCCTACCAATAACAGTATTGTGATGCTTTCACTTCCGCTTGTTACAGCCAATCCGTTTACTTTTACATTAGCACTAGAGTTGGTTACTGTTGGAGTTATTGTACTGAAGAGTATTCATATGCTACACTAGCAGAGTAAGATGTAGTACCACTTAAAAAAGTTGGACTTAAGGAGCCTTGACTTAAAACTAAACTTGATAGTGTAGAAACAGTTAAAGGAGTGCGTGTGACAGTTATCGCATAATTTGTAACAGCTCGATCCTGTGAAGTAACGGCTATGTTAATTGTATTGGCTCCTGGCAATAATGATATAGAGCCGCTGCTTGATCCGCTAGTTACCGCAATACCATTTACTGTAATAGTCGCCGTTGAATCAACTGCGGTAGGAGTAACTGATACCGAGGTTGTAGCATTAGATACCGTAGCAGTATATGCTGTGGTTGAACCAGAAAAGATTGGGCTTAATGTTAAACCAGTTAATGCCGATAATGCACTACTTGATGCACGTGTAACTGTTATACTATATGCGTATGTATCAACTAATATACTAATTACATTTGCCGAACCAACTGTTAATGCTATATTCCCACTGGCAACACCACTAGATACAACTGTGCCGTTAACATAAATGGTACTTGTACTACTTGGCGTTATTGTTATACTACTTATAGAATTGGGTACACTTAGAGTATAGTTAGCAATAGTACTATTAAAAGCTGGGCTTAATGTTCCGTTGCTAACCGTTAAATTTGAAAGTAAAGGCCCGCGCGTAACCGTAATAGTATACGTGTATGCTGCTCCTTGGACCGTAATTGTATTAGCGCCAATTGTTAAATTACTTATGGTTGTAGTATTAGGAGATGCTGTAGTAACATTAGTTGTAACACCACCGCCAACCAGCGTAATAAGTGTACTTGAACCGGTTCCGTAAGTAGTTGTTACGGTTACTGAAGTAGATGTAATGGGTATTGCTACATTATACCCGCTTGTTGTGCCAGCGATGAATCCAATACTAGTTGAATTTACCTTAATGTCAGAAATTGTAGCTGATGCCATAAAATTAGTTTAGTTTGATATTACTTCCCTTAATGATTGCATCAGCTCCGCTCGATAATACATTTATACCTTTGCCTTTGATACTTGTACTGCTCTTTGAAGAATATGTTGCTCCTGCGCTTGAAGTTATACCTATTCCTTTTGCGTTAACGGTTGTTGTGCCAGACGAGGCAACATCTATATTTTTTGCAACTACAACTAATGTACCAGTTGTCGTTGAGGTATTTTTCCCTAAGACGGTTGTCAAATTTGTGCCATGAACTGTACTTGTGTTTGTGCTATACACATCGGTTTTATTTGTTCCCGTAATATACAATGAATTATTCCCTCCTACGTTTAATGAATTGTTATCATGCACGGTTACTTTACTCCCACCACCAATATTCATTGCATATTCATCGGCAATTTCCATTAAGCATTGAGCTCCTACTTTAGTACGGCGTGTTCCTTTTATGGTTTCATTATAGTCGCCATTAATTTCAAGATTATAATTGCCATTCACAATAGTATTGCAATTACCTAGAACCGTGATGTTAACATGGCCTTCAACAGTAATGTTGTCTTCGCCATGAATCACTTTATAACCATTACCATACACGGTAATGGTTCGGTCACCAGTAGTGTTAATCTCTTCGCGTGTACCGCTCTTATGCTGTCTTAGCAAACGCTCGTGGCCAAGAGTATCATCCACTTCAAAAACATGGCCAGCGCGTGTTTGAGTAACGTTATTAAATGGATACACCGCACCATCGGTTGGTAACGAATTACTCCATGATTCATTATTTGCCATAATTGTATTTATTAAGCAATTATGGTACAAGTACTACGAACAGCAGATAAACTGCGTGTCTTTGCATAACAACCGTTTCCTTCACGACTGCCGGCAGCATTTGTATTTCCTTCAATGGTATTAAATTTACCGTTAGAATCACTATCACTTGTAGCTATACCAATATGACTAAATGAAAATATAACAAGATCGCCGGCATACACTTTAGACGGATTGGTTGTCAATTTAACCGCACTGCTTTTGCTGCGTGCCCATGCTTCATAACCACCGCCTTTAAATGCACTTGCACTTTTTGGACGGTCTGCTTCGCTAAATACACCACTCTGTTTCACACACCAACTTACAAAAGCTGCGCACCATGGTGCTCTTGCATTGTACCCATCCGAATAATCAGTTGCTGTCCACAGCTCAGCTATACCAGGCCCTTGGTTTTGTGATGTTTCGCGTGTATTGCCTACTTTACTTTGAGCAGCCTGAATAATTTTTGTCTTAGCTGCGCTATTTACTACAATGGGTGTTTGTGCATTTTCAAGTGTTGAGCATTGGCTACCAGTACCCACTGCGCTTCCTCCAAAATTTTGTGCACCGCTAGCTTGGACTGCATAGCCAGCACTAATTCCAGAATTAATTCCTGCGCCAACCGGAGTATCACTGCCAGCTCTATATGGAAATACGCCATGCGGATCACCAAATCCTTGCCCAATAGTACCTAAACCATTATCATAACCAACCGCACTTGGTATGCTACCAGTTACAACAGGATCTTGTAATTCTAATCCATCTCTAAAGAAGCCAAATACCCATGAACCAGGAACCAGTCCAGTTGCGCTTTGACCAATTCCACTTACGCATGGACTAGTCACTGGCATAATGCATGTAGCCCAAGGTAAGTCTTCTTTAGGCAAATCTGTTGTATTGTCTGTATGATAACCAAGGCAGCGTACACGTACACGCCCTTGTTGTAAAGGATCACTTACATCTTCAACTACCGCAGTAAACCAATTGCTAATATTCATTACGCGCTATCTTTAACTATTTTTAAACGTGAAGTATACACACCTTCTTTAAATGAATGAACCGCTATAGCTATAATGTATTCGCCGCTCATGGATTTGTCGAGTTCTTCAGTGTTAGACTTATTGATATTTGTATTATATTCTGTAGGATCACTACTCTTAGGAACCTCTATTTTAATTTTACGGCCAGGATTTAATCGGAAGTCACCATATACTTCAATTTCATGGTTCATACTTCCAAGATTTGCTAAGTATGATTTTGCACGGCCTATATTTTCCAATAGAGGCCCGCTTGAATTGGGAGCACCGTTACTATTTGCACCGCTATTTACTGATAATAAACTACGACTAGCATCAGGACTATTTGTTAGGTTTTGCATTGGGCTCGTCTTTCCTTTTAAAAAGAAATTCATTGCTTGCCCATATGATGTATTTTCAATCAAGCGATTTTTTGCAACTGTATCATCTTTACTATAGTCAAATATCTTACTAATGAAACTTTTCTTAGCATAATCTGTAACATCAGTGCGATTTGCAAAGCCGCCTTCAGTTGCTTGTTTAAGTTTATCCAATTTTATATTGCTTCGCATATTAAGAATCTTACTCATTGATTCACTGTATGATTCTGCAGTTTCCGCGGTATTTTTTAAAAACTGATGATAGCGATATGTTGAATATAATGGGCCTTTTATTATCTTAGTCAATGAACTAATAAGTACAACACCAGAAGATATTGTATTATACACAAAGAAAGGAGCACCATTTACATCATAGGCTTTTGTTCTTAGCCATTCAACTGCTTTTAGCGGGCTCTGAATTGTTATGACACCATCAAATGCAGTGCTGCACATTCCACGCGTTATAACTTTAGTTACATTCAAATCATTTTGAAAAATCTTTTGAATATTGTCAGCAACATTTCCTTTAACGCTACGGCTAATGCGTTTAAGCATACTTAAATATCCATAATCACTAACAGCAATTAGATTATATTCTTGTGTACCAATATTGGTTGCGGTCTTTTCATAGTTAGGATATTCTTTTACTATAAAGTTTATTTCAACATCGCGTTGTGTGATATTTGATGGATCGCTTTTTTGTTTGGCCACATCAACCTTTTGCAATTTTACATTGATAATTTCTTG